GTCTCGGAGACGGAAGTGCCAGAAATTGGAGGGGCCCCTCCCCCTGATGCATGTATTTTCATGTGACAGGAATGGCAAAGCGACATTAGGTTCCTAATAGCATATATTTCACCGCCGTCCCCTATGGGTACAATATGGTGAACCTCTGTCGCCTCCGTAATTATTCCATTCCCATCGCATATTTCGCACAGGGGATTTTCCCGGAGCTTCATTAACCTAATTCTTTCCCATCTGGCGTCATAACCGCGCTGGGCAGACGTCCCGCGCTTGCCGTCGTATGCTCTGTCCCGCTTTCTCTTTTCCTCTTGCCTTCTTATCTGAATAAATTTCTCGCCAGGTCGCCTCGGCACACAATCACTCCTCTTTTGCTTTTGCTGCAATAAATAAGGCCGCCAGTTATAAACATGACGGCCTTGTAATGTATTCCCGGGACTTGCCCCATAATAACATTATATCGCATTTTGATGCCCCAAAAGTACCCAAATAGTATCAACTTTAACGCATTGCAAATATACCACACACGAAAGGTGCTATTATTTCTATCGCTTTCCTGCGCCTCCTAAAGTATTCCGCTCGCGATATGCATAGCTCATTCATAATTTCGCTTATCAGCAATCCCCTGAAGTACTTCATTTCCACGAGCTTCATCAGATCCCCTCTTTGCTGTTGAAGGACCTCTAGGGCCTTTTTAATGGCCTCTTCCTTCATGTACAGCATTTTCAATATCCAGTCGTTCTCCTTCTTGATTGTCACCATTTCTAAAGGGCTAATTACCTTCGAGGAACCCCCGTCAGCCCTAATTAAAGTCTGACGTTCGCACATGGCTTCAAGCCACTGTTCCCTTATCTGTCTTTGCCTAACAATGCTGGGATACGAATAAAGCGCATGCTCAGTAGCTCTAAAGTACGCATTTTCCAGTGTCATTTTCATCCTCCCAACTTTTTGTTTTCTCGTCGGGATGATACCGCACCCTGCCTGTTCCCATCCCATTCCAATATCCCGAAGAACGCTTCCGCGTCCATAACAACTATTGGGGGCTTCCTGGACTGCTTGCATACCAACAGCCAGTCTGTCCCTTCTTTACAGTTCGCTTTGGCCTGCTCAATCCATTCCTTGATGGCCCAGCGCTCATGAAATTTGCATTCTACGCTGAAAGGGAACCGCTCAAGCGCCTCGCTATCAAGCCGAACGTCTACTCCCTGCTGCCCCATAGGACGCGACTCTATCGGCTTATCCCGCCCCCATTCCAGCCCGACCAGCTCCGCAATCTTGGCGCACACCCACTTCTGAAGCGCCCGGCCCTTTGACTTTGCCGATTGCGGCTTCATCCTTATCGCCACATAGAGGCAATCATAAACACGATGCCCGCAGTAATCGCAAGTCCTACCAAAGTTCGCATTGTCCCACGCCTCCCCGCAATGTGCAGTCTCTCAGCTGTTGAAGCGTAAAGCTTTCAAGGTATCCTGCACAACTCCTAAACAGAAAAAGAGGTTGCCCTAATCTGTTGTGCACAATTCTCACGAATATCATCGAACGAGCGCTTGATGGGTCTTTACACTTGACACTCTTATGCCTAACAATATACCTGTCCCCGACTATCAAACAGTTCTTGACCCTTTCGCCAAAAGATCTCCACGCATCACCAGCCTTTAGCTTCTCTTTCCCCTTCGCCAAGGAATCGATGTCGCTTTCTGTCCAATGGGAAACGTCGCGCTTCTGCCCACTTCTACACTTGGCCCTCCTTTGTCTGCGCTTCAAGGTTTTTTTATCGCTCTTGTAGGCTATGCCTCGAAGTTCCCGAAGGCGCTCGATTGCCTCGACGCTTATCTCGCGGCGGATGACTTTAGACATGATAAGCACTCCTTAAATTTGGTACTGCTTTTTCTATGCTTTTAACTTTTACCCTTATGCAATATTCTCTTATTGGAGGAATTTGAACAACTATATCAATTTCAAACATTTTTATTCCTCCTTCGGTTTATATGCGAAACATTTAATTGTCCCATTGTCGCCCATAGGAATACGTATATTCTCGAAGTTTACGTGCAACCAATATGGAAGTGGCACACAGCATAATCCTAAATCTAGATCACGGTCTAACTTTCTTGCATACCTGCACCATTTGCATAAATTCATAATTCCCCACCAGCCATCACCAACCATATTTTTATTTAATCTCTTGACATGAACAGCAAACACATCAACACTATCCCACACCATGAACCAGCCATAAACGTTAAGCTCAACATGATAATTAGTTTCCAAATACTCATTCTCAATCGCCCTCTCGTAGGGAAATGATAACCTTAGCTACCATCACCTACCTCTCCTATATCTTCTCCTTCTCCTAATTGCTTATAAATCTTGCTTGCCATAAGCTTTTTAGTTTCATCGTCAGATATTTCAACAAGTGAAGGTATAAATTCATCATACCCTCCCATTCGGTTATTTCTTTCGTGAAAACCGCAGAAATATACAGGCACGTGGTCCCAGTCCACGCTACGGCCAAGCTTGTAAAGCTCACGAAAGTCCTTCTCTCTAAACGGCAACTCATCTTCCGTCATACCGCACAACCTCCCCCAGCCACCCATGCGGTCGATGCAGAAATGTATAATTGGATCGTCAAATTTAACGCTGTCATATACCCCATACTTCGATATTGCTTTTAGCAACTTATGCCATGCTCTTATCGCTTTGTCATCGATGCTTCCGTCAATCTTTGAGATTATGTCGCACGGTTTTGGCATATATGGGCTTTGCTTCAGATGTTCAATGACAGCCCTTGATATGTCATCGAGGGAATAATCCGAAAGCACCTTGAAATACAACTTTACAGCGCCCTCATTTAAACGTGGCTGCCCGTATGTATCAGCAACCAATGTTAGTATGGCCATGAATGGTTTAAAATCTTTAGATTGCATTTACATCACCCCATGTCGAGAATTTTAGCCGTTATAGGAGGCGTTTCACTGCTCACCGCTTCGATATACTCTTTAATCGACATGCTTTGTAAATCCCGTCTACTTGGCTTCTGCTCAGCGGGGACATACTCATCTTCCCACCTCCCTTGATTTAGGAACGTAGCAGGGTGCGGGATAAATCGCCCACCTTCTTTTTTCCATTCCCATGATGCCCTTGCTTTTCTGAGACCAAACATGATCGCATCAAAAAGCTCCTCGTCAGGCTTAAGCTTTGCCCATGCCTTTATAGCCTCAATTTTGGCCTTCTTTTTGGGATATTCGTACCAAAACTGATTGAAACGCTCCAGGTGAATGCCGGTTAACAACTGTTTTTTTGGTTTTTTCTCGTCTTGCTCGGGCCTTGGCGGTTCACGCACAGGCATTCCGGTGCTTGCACCGGATTGCGGTAATGGGGGATCAGGAATCAGAATATCAGGAATCAGAATATCAGGAATCAGAATATCAGCATGGCTCGTTCCGGAATTTCCGTTACTTGGCAATACCTTTTCACGGCTTTCCGTGGAATTTCCGTTACTTTCCATTGCATGGCTATGTCCCGTATCCATGTCATTTGTAGATTTTATATTCCCATCTGTGTGTTGTTTCGGTGTAGGAATGACGCTCGCAGCCTCTTTCGGATGTGGATTTTGATGTTTTCCAAAGTTTACTACTTGAATGTATTTGCCACCATCAACTTCATATCTCAATATAAATCCGTGCTCCTGCAGCTGGCTGAGAAGTGTATCAACGTCATACTTTTCATACGGGAACACAAATGCACCTATCCTCTTTGGCCTATCTTCCAGCCTGCCTTCCCTATCGGCGAGGCACCAAAGACCGACAAAAAGAAGGCGGGCCGGAAGATCACATTCTGCTAAATCTTCATTCATGAAAAATCCAGGCTTTATATTTCTAGCTCTTGGCATAATTAATTGCCCCTTTTTATCATTCCCTCAGCACGGAAGGAATGATTCCATAAGCGGCAAGCTCATCAAACAGCCACGTTACTGCAATAGATGCGTTTTTTGCGCCCTTAATAAGGCGACATTGATCGTCCAGTCGAGTCTCGGCATAAAAGAGCTTTCCGTCATCCCATATGGTTATCTGCCCTGTCCATATATGTTGATATTTAGCCATGGTTAGCTCTCCTTTGTAAAAGGGGGCATTGCGCCCCCCGTATGTAAACCAAATCCGTGTTCGTTCAGCCATCTGCATAGATGCACAGCATCGTCGTTCGAAAGGCGATATTTCTTGACGATATAATTGGTCTGCGGACGGAATTTTAATATGAGCAGTCCTAAGTCATCGGGATAAATAGCCAGAGTCTCGGTAATCATGTCGATGCCGCTCATTGCTCCGCCCTCCCGAACAAGTCCTTGGTGTTTTCGTCTATATCCGGCTTTCTTTTCGACTTAGCGCTTTGCATGGCCTCCTTCAGCTTTGCCTCATCAATGGCCTGCAGCTTAAATGCTTCTATGCGCTCCTGCAGATCGTCGGGTTGCCCGCGGGCGTCGCCGCCGCCAGGTGCCGGCATCCCAATCGCGGATTCTGTTCCTCCGTCTTCCCATTCGTCTCCGTTTTTGAACATGTCCTCGACGGCATCCGCGGTAGCCACGCCGTCGTCGATGATGTCGGCTTCCACGACCTTGTCCATGTCGCGTATTTCGTCCGTGCTGTACATGCCCATCAGGATCTCCGGAGCATATAGCCTGCCGAAGAAGGACGTGGCGCGGTAGCAAAGCATCAGGTCCGGCATCGTCTGCCACTTGGACGTTTCGTTGCCGTTCCTGTCCTTTCTGGACCACCAGCCTTCCCGCTTTGCCATGTCGATCGTAACTTTGGGTCCTTTAAGCAGATTCCCCTTTTTGTCGTACGTCCACGCGTAGCAGCCGTACTCGTCGGTTCCAGGTTCGCCCACGAATTCGTATCGCAGCGGCTCGAAACGTCCGCAGGAGTTGATCGCAGCTGCTATAAACGAGGCAGACCACGAGGGCTGCCCCCTGATAATGTGGAGGTTTTGCATGACCGCGAAAATGCTCGACCTTGTGCGTGCCGCCATCTCCATGGCTATCATGCAATTTGCAATCTTGCCCTGGTACTGCGCCGGCACGAGGTCGCTGGTGGCCAATGCCTTTGCCATCCTTTGTGCCGTCTCGAAATTTCTCACGTTCCCAAATATCCCGCCATTTTCGCTTAATACCGCAATAGTGTGCTCATTCAATTCGCTCTGTTCCGTCATTTACCTTTCCCCCTCTTGCCCCTTGGCAAATTCGCTCGCTGTGGCATACCGCCCTCTCTCTTTGAGTGAGGGTTCTTCAAAACGGATCATTGATTGTTGACCATAATCCTCACTTACATCTACGCTTATCCAACGACGTTTCCTTCGCTCCGCGCATACGCCAGTTGTATTGCTTCCTCCAAATGGATCGAGAACAAGATCATTTTCATCAGTCAAAAATTCTATAAAAAAACTTGCTAATTCTAGAGGCATTCGGGCAGGATGTGGTACGATGTCTCTTTCTTTGCATTTCCGCATAAAAAAGTCATTCGATTTTGTATTTGCAATTTTAAACATAGAATA